GATCATGATATTGATAATGATACTATCAATCTTGCTCTCTACACAAATTCAGCAACCTTAAATGGAAACACTACAGCATTTTCAGCAACCAACGAAGTTGGCAACTCAGGCACATACGCTAGTGGTGGAGCAACCTTAACCGGTGCTACCATCGGATTAACAGCTACAAGTGCTACAGCATCAACAGCTTTTGTTGACTTTGCAAACGTAAGTTTTACATCAGCTACAATATCTGCACAAGCAGCATTGATCTATAATAGATCTTCATCAAATACGAATGCAGCTATTGCAGTTTTAGATTTTGGTAGTGTTAAGACATCAACAAACGGTACATTTACAATCGCATTCCCAACTAATGATGCATCAAGTGCTATATTAAGACTTTCTTAATATAGGAGGTCATTACCATGGCAGACGCTTGGGGTGAAAATAATTGGGGCGAAGGCGCATGGGGCCAACAAAGTTCAATTACGGTATCTGTTACTGGGGTATCAGCATCAACATCTTTAGGTACAGAAAGTGTTGTTGCCGATAGTTTAGTAACATTAGACTCATTACAAGTAACCTCAGCATTAGGCACGGCAGTAGCAGAGCAACAATCTGTCTTTAATTTGACAGGTGTTTCTTTTGAAACACAATTATCAGGAGTAACAGTAAATGAAGGCGCAGGCGTAGTTGCTGGTAGCCTATCTATATCATTTGCGACTGGAACTGAGGCCGCTACAGGATCAGTAGACGCAGGATGGGGTAGAAGCACGTGGGGTTCTTTTGCTTGGAATGAAAATATAGAATTTATTACTAACGTCAGTAGCGTATCAATGTCTACTGCTTTAGGCACCACTACACAAGAAGTGGGAACAGGTGTAATTGTAAGTCCAACAGGATTATCGATGACATCTTCGCTAAGCTCTGTAACAATATCAGAGGCTTCAGCGTTAATAAATCCAACAGCGTTAACAATTGGTGCAGCTTTATCAGGAGCAACCGTTTCTGGTGAAGGTAGTGTTGCCGTTGTTGCACCTTCGGATCAATTAGATTTTGCTATTGGCACACCAGTAATTGACATTTTCACTCAGGTTGATCCTACAGCCGTCACAATGTCTTCTGCCTTAGGTAGTGTAGCTACAACTGCAGACGCTTTAGTAACACTTGGTAGTTTATCTAGCGCTTTCTCACTAGGAACCGAAACAGTTGAAGTTGGTACCGGTGTAATAGTTAGTGTTTCTACTGTAGCACTGACTTTTGCAGAGGGCACAGCACAAGGTATTGGAGAAGCTGTTGTAAATGTTACAGGACTAGATTTAGCCACAGCCTTAGGAGATCCATTTGCAACACCTTGGGCTAACGTAGTAACAGGAGCAAGCAATACATGGACAGAAGTAGACGCAGCTTAGAAATACTTTTTGTAGAGGACGAAATAGTAGATGATTTTCTGACAACTTTAGATTTATTTAAAGAGAAAGATTTAAAAGTAGAAAATACATACACAGTTAACGGTTTTCAAAGCGTAAATATTTTAGCTCTTGCAAGTACAAAAGAATTGTCCTCTAGATTGTTAAAATATATAGATAAAAAATTACAGCTTTTTCATATTCATTTAATAGATTATGACGAAGATGGACAACAAGATTCACATGATCACAAGGAGACTGAGGATTACTCGTTTATATTGTATTTAAATGATTCAGATGGTAATACTGTTTTTGAGGATGTTTGTGAAGTATCACCGAAAAAAGGTAAATTAGTGCTTTTTAAAAGTGATGTAAGGCATTATGGTAAGCCAACTAATACTAATAAAAAAGTTGCAGTAGGCGCTTTAAAAAGTATTGATTAGGGGTTAAAAAAGAATATATTTTAGAGAGGTATAAAACATGGC